CTGCCGGGCTCCAGCGATGGTTCCCCATGATGCAGCCGTGGTCGCTGGGGGATTACACGTTCGCTGAGGTGAACGCGATGGTCGACCACATCGAGCAGTCCCTTGACCGCAAGCCCGGAACACGTAAGGCGTAATGGCTAAGAGCATCAGCGTATTCGTTCTCGGTGACGCTTCCGGTCTGAGCCGCGCGTTAGCGTCGGCCTCCGGCCAGGTGACCGCGTTCGGGTCGAAGGTCGAGGGCGTCGGCGGGAAGATGGCGTCGGTTGGGAAGGCGATGACGATCGGGCTGACGTTGCCGATCGTGGCCGGTGCCGCGTTGGCGGTGAAGGCGTTCGCGAACTTCGAGGAGTCGTTGAACTCGTTCGAGGCGGTGTCGGGCGCGACCGGCGATCAGATGGAACGGGTGAGCGATCTCGCGAAGAAGCTCGGGAACGACCTGACGTTGCCTGGTGCGTCGGCGGCTGACGCGGCGGAGGCGATGACGGAGTTGGCGAAGGGCGGCCTGTCGGTTGAGGATTCGATGGACGCGGCTAAGTCGACGATCCAGTTGGCGACCGCCGCCGAGATCGAGAACGCTGACGCGGCGACGATCCTGGCGGACGCGCTGAATGCGTTCGGACTGAAAGGCAAGGACGCCGCCCGCGTCGCTGACCTCCTGGCTGCGTCGGCGAACGCGACCACCGCGACGATCGACGACATGGCGTTGGCGCTCAAGGCTAGCTCGGCAGTCGCCGCCCAACTCGGAATCCCCATCGAGCACGTGACGACCGCTCTCGGTCTGATGGCGAACGCTGGTATCAAGGGCTCGGACGCAGGCACCTCCCTGAAGACGATGCTGCTGAACCTGGCGGCGCCGACCGAGAAGGCCGCGGCCGTAATGGAAGAACTGAACTTCCAGGTTTTCGACGCGGCAGGGAAGATGCTGCCGCTGCCGCAGATCATCGACAACTGGCGGATCGCGACGAAGGGGTTGTCAGACGCCCAAGAGATCCAGGCGATGAAAACGATCTTCGGCACCGACGCGATCCGGGCGGGCAAGACCATTCTCGACTCGGCTCCCGGCGCGTGGGACAAACTCACCGAAGCGGTCGGCAAGCAAGGCGCCGCCGCTGATCTCGCCGCCTCCAAATCGAAGGGCGTATCTGGCGCGATCGACGCGATGAAGTCGTCCGTCGAGACCGCGGCTATCGACCTGGGCGAAATGCTCGCCCCGGCCATCGAGAAGGCGGCAGGCTGGATCTCCGATCTAGTAGGCAAGTTCAACAACCTGGACGACAGCACGAAGAAGATCATCGGGATTGGCGCCCTCGTTGTCGGGTCGCTAGGCCCGATCGTCTACATCGTCGGAAACATGGCGAAGGCAATCTCTGGTGTAGGTACAGCTCTCAGACTGCTGTCGGCCAACCCGGCAATCCTTGTAGCCGCTGCCGTCGTGGCGATTGCTATCGCCTTCGATCAGGCGTACAAGAGTTCGGAGACGTTCCGAGCTGGCGTCGACGCGATCGTTGGTGTCGTGCGGACGATGGCCCAATTCGTGCTCGAGGCGATCGCCGACATTGTCGACGGGTTCGGTCACATGGTCGGCGCGTTCGACTGGATCCCCGGTGTGGGCGACAACCTTGAGGGGCTCGCGGACAGCGCGCACTCCACCGCGGACGGGTTGCGTGATATGGCGGCCGGACTCGACGAGGCCAGCGGGGCCGCCGATGGCGGCACCCCGCGGTTGCAGGCGATGCAGGACGTGATCGACGCGACCGGAACGAGCATGGCAACCACGCAGGGGAAGACGGCCACGTTCGCGTCCTCCCTGTCCGGGGTTCTCACCGGGGCGGCAGGAACCGCTTCCGGGGCGCTGACTGGGGCTACATCCAAGGTCGACATATTCGGTAACGCGCTGCCGCCAGCAGGCGGCAAAGTGCAGGGGTTCAAGGGCGACGTCGACCGGCTGACAGGAGCCATCAACCAGGTACCGACGAAACACGCGACCGACATCACGACGCCAGGGGCGGTCGACTCCAAGAACAAGGCCGAGGCTGTCGACAAGGCCGTCAGCGGGATCCCGAAGTCATGGAAGACGAACGTGCTGACCGGGGGCACCGGCGCGGCCGTCGGCTCGTTGAGAGGCGTCGCTTCAGCGGCCGCCTCTATCCCTCGGAGCATCACCATCAACGTGGCCGTCGTCACCGGGCAGGGCACCGGGAACATCCCGTTCGGCGCGAGCGGCCTCAAGAACTTCCGGGGCGGACTGGCAGTCGTCGGTGAGGGAGGGCCGGAGCTCGTGATGCTTCCGGCCGGCTCCGACGTGATACCGAACGGCCAGTCCCAGCGGATGCTGGCCGGTGTCGGCGGGCCTACCGCACTAGGCGGCGGTGGCGGCGGTGTCGTGGTGAACGTGAACGTGTACGGCCGCGTCACGTCTGAGCGCGACCTTGCTATCTCCATTCGCGACGAACTGGCGAGCCTATCGATGCTGACGCCGAGCCTGTGGGGGGGCAGGTAGCGGCATGGCGACGTTCGTGACCGTTCACGCGTCGATGCCGCAAGTGTCGGTAGACATCGATTTCACGAACGACCCGGCCGACACCGCGAGAACCTGGGAGTCGGTGAGTAGCCGTCTACGCGAGATCCACCTGCGCGTGTACCGGACGAGCGAGATCGACGAGTTCCAGGTCGGGTCGCTCACCGTCGTCCTGTCGAACAGCGACCGCGAGCTCGAGCCCAACAACGTGGACTCGTCGTTCTATCCGAACGTGAGGCCGCGCCGCCCGATCCGCTACCAGGCACGGTGGAACAGCATCACGTACGACCGCTTCAACGGGTTCACGCAAAGCCACAGCGTCGAGTGGCCAGGCCAGGTGGACGCCATCACCACGATCCGGGCCGCCGACTTCGGCATGCTCCTGAACCGTGACCAGGTGACGTTGAACGGATACCCGCGCGAGACCGTGGACGCCAGGATCGGCAGGGTGCTCGACGCGATCGGAGTGCCTGCCGCCTCCCGGGTGCTGGACACAAGCGACCGGATCGTTGAGGCGGTGCCGGAGCTCGAGGAAGACGGCAGCGTGCAGCCGGTCACGGTCGGAGCGCTCGTTCACTGCCAGGACGCGGCCCGCTCGGACGGCGGCTACCTGTACGTCGGCCGCGACGGCATCATCGTGTTCCACAACCGCTACCACCGCCACGACATCCTGTCCGCCCCGGCCGCGACGTTCGGTGACGCGAACGACGGCACCGAGATCCCGTACCGGCCCGACCTCGTCGGCGCCTCCGACGACGCGCGCCTCTGGAACCGCGCGACCGTCCTCACCGCCGGCGGCGTGCGCGAGGAAGCGAACGACACGGTAAGCCAGGCCAGGTACTGGGCGTCCCGTCGCGACGACTTCCAATCTGTGCTCGCCTACCAGTTCTCGGCTGCGTCGCTCGCCGCCCAGTACGTGTGGCGTTACGCGGCCGAGGAACCCGAGCTCAGGTTCCCGCGCCTGAACGTGCAGGTCGTCAACCGCTCCGGCATGGACATCGCTGCCATCCTGTCCGCCGACGTCGGCACCCGCTTCGAGGTCGTGCGAAGGCCGCCCTCCTGATGCGTAACGAAACGAGGCTCACGCATGGCTAGCAACTTCCCGTCGTCGCTTGACGCGTTCTCGACCGGCCACACGAACGTGACCGTGATGGCGACCACGCATCCGAACCTTCATAACGACATCGGCGACGCTATCAACAAGATCGAGGCGAAGGTCGGTATCGGAGCGAGCACGGCGGTAGCGGACAGGGTTCTGGCGGGCACAGGCACGGGCACGTCGGCGTGGTCGGCGTCGCCTACGCTCGGAGGGCTGACGCTTACCGGCGCGGGCGGCACGATCAACTACGGCATCGACCTGAACGGCAGCTCGTTCGCGGTCGCGTCGATCCGCCTGAAGAACGCCGGCAAGATCGTGGGCCGCAACAACGCTGACGCCGCTGACGTGAACATGCTCCAACTGAACGCGTCGGACAAGCTCGAGTTTATGACCGACGTGGTTCTGGCTGACGGTTTCGACATCGGGGTGGGCACCACGAACGGAACCCAGTTCGGCACCACGTCGTCTCAGAAGATCGCGTTTTGGGGCGGTGCCCCGGTAGCCCAGGGCTCGGCGTGGACGATCACGAACGGCACGATTGACCGCACGTTCAACGCGAACCTCACGTCGCTGGACGAATTGGCCGACGCGGTTTACACCATGTGGTTTGACCTGAACCGACTGAACGTTCTCCCGTAAATTGGCGATCCTGTACGACAGCGCCCACATCGGCACGTTGCCAACGTCAGGGGCTGATTACAACAACGTGTTGGGCTACGCGAACCAGACGATCACCGCGGACTTCGGCAATATCGCGTCGAAGTCTGACCAGGGCGTGCTCGCCGCCGCATTGGTCGGTGTCAGGCTCAACAACAGCACGTATCTGGACAAGGCGAAGAACGGGATCACAGCACACATCGGCCAGGATTCGTACTGCCTAACCGACTGCCGCAACCTTCCGTCCCTGATCATCGCCGCGGACGTGATGGAATGGACGGGCGCCGCAGCCGACGACTTCACCGACTGGGTCACGTGGTTGCGTAACAAGACCGGGAACATGCCGGAGGGCCAGACGCCGGACGGCACCTACGGGCGCAAGGGCGACAACTCGATGCACGACTGCGCCTACAACGACCCGTCGAACTGGGGCTGCGAGGCGCGCTGCGCGATCGTCTGCGCCGACCTGTGGCTGGGCAACAGCATCACCGCGCACGTTCAACGGTTCAGGGACTATCTCGGGGAAAGCAACAGCGGATGGAACTGGGAAGAAACGTCTATCGCGTACTCTTGGCAGCCGTACTACCCGCCGACCCGCTGGGGGATCCTTCCGGTCGGCGCGACCAAAAGCGGCTTCGACCTGTCCGGCTGCGAGCCAGAGGACGCGAGACGTGAAGGAAACTTCGCGCTGCCGGTCGCCAACAAACAGGAGAACTATCACCGGCAGGCATTCCAGGGCACGGCGTTGCTAGCCGCGATCCTGACGTACCAGGGGTATGACGTGACCGCCTGGTCTGCCAACGCGATCGACCGCATCCACAACTTCGTCGTCGACGTGGCCGAGTTGTCATGGGAGGTCGAGGACGACGGTAACTCGCCGTGGCTTGTCAACTACGCTTGCGGAACCAGCCACCCGGCGCCATCACCGTCCGATCGCGCGAAGAACTTCGGGTACGCGTCATGGACGCACCGCGACTTCGCGCCTCCCGACCCGGAGCCGCCACCGAGCGGAGGCCGCACCGGCGGCAAACTCTCGTCGGAGCTGTACCCGGACGGAGGCGTCGTCACGTACGGGGCCGCCCTCAGCACCCGCACGTGGACGGGCGCGGGAGGAGGCGTGTGGGGAGCCAAGCTCACCGACACCGACCCGGGTGGCGCCCCGAGCGGCAGCCAGATCGCGCACACGAACCGGATGGCCGTCGCGAACGGCACGGACGGCACCTCGTTCACGCTCACCCCTGCCACAGCGAAAGCGGCCGGAGAGATCGCGATACTCGCCGTCGACGCGTCGGCTAACGCCAGCGTCACTCCCGGCCAGCCGAGCTCGGTGACGGGGCGCGGGCTCACCTGGACGCACATAGCGACGCTCGACTACGACACGGCGGGTACTTCGCGCGGCACGCTCAGCGTCTGGAGGGGCACCGGCTCAGACTCCGGGAGCGGCGACATCACCGTCACATTCGGAACCACCTGTCTTGTCTGTATCGCGATCATGGACTGCTTCACGAACGTGAGCGCCAGCACCCCGATCGTTCAGTCCGTTACCTCGGCAGCGAACGCGACCGGAACGTCCAACACGGTCACGTTTGCCAGCCTGGCCGACTCCATCAACAACGGCCTATGGCACGCCGCCTGCCATCGCGGCATCGCCGACGACATGACCGCCGACACAGGAGCGGGTTACACAGCGGCAGGCGAGATCGGGTCATCGCAGGCAGGCGGCATCCGCCTCGAGACACAATGGCGTATCGGCGGCGCGATCCCGTCGACATTCACGTGGGGTAGCGTGCTGCTGAACGGCGGCATCGGGATCGAGCTAGACCAAGCCTGATGGCGGCCAACGGCAAACAACGGCGGCCCGCCAACCCTGCCCCGCTGACACGCGACGAGCTAATGATCTTCGCTGGCATCCGCGCCCGCGAGCAGCTCGCACACCGAGAGATCCAAGACGACATCGCGTACGCAATGCGAAGCGTCGAGCGGCGCCTACGGCTGAAGGCGGGCGCGATCCCCGCCACCCACGCCATCGACTTCGACGCCGGCACAGTCGTACGGAAGGAGAGCGGCCAATGACCGGATTCGGCACCGACCTGTTCGGGACGGGCACGTTCGGCGGAACCGCCGCCGCGACCAGCACCGGAGGCCAAGTCCACGTCGAGGGCATCACAGAGGACGTCACCGTGCAAGGCTCCACCTGGCTGATCGGCTTCGACGTCTCACCGGCCGACCCCGACACAGACTTCTGGGAGCTCGGCACCACGGCGCTCGGAGCCACCAACCCGCTGTACTACTGATGACTGAATGGGTCACACCGCCAACGTTCGTGAACGGGCCGCTCACGACCGAGGACATGAACAAGGTGCGCGACGACCTCCTGCACCTGTTCGAGTCCGGCGGCTCGCTGGTGTTCGGAGCTCCGTACACGATCGACCCGCGCATCCCGTCCGTCGCCTCGGCCATGGCCGTCGCTAACCACTGCCACTACCAGCGCGTGTACGGCGGTGGCACCATCACGAAGATCCGTATCAAGGTCGGCACGTCAAACGGCAACATCGGCGTCGCCGTCTACAACAACGCCGGCGCTGGACTGGCCGCAGCGCCGAACGCGCGCCAACAGACCAGCGGAGCCATCGCATGCCCAGCGGCAGGCGCGTCCGACGTCACCCTCGGAGCCGCCGTAGCCGTCTCGCACGGCGACTGGTTCGCGCTGTCCGCGAGCGGCATAACCGCCACGTTCCACCGGGCAGGCAACCCGTCCGCCGACTTCGGTAACGGACTTTCCGCGGCGCAGGCGACCGCGCACCCGCCGCCCGCGAGCGCCATCCCGTCAGCAGTCATCGTCTACCTGGCGTTCCAGATGATCGGCGTCACGTGACCTGGACAGCACCCACCACATGGGCGGACACGAACGTGCCCGACGCCACAGACCTCAACACCGAATGGTCAGGCAACCTGCAGCACCTATTCGACAGGCTCGGAACGTTTGGGCTCATCTACAACATGGATCCGCGCACCAGCACCGGCAACAACGCCATCGCGATCGCCAGCGTCGGCTCCGCCGAATACACGCGCGTCTACGGGCAAGGCCCGATCACGAAGATCCGCATACGCGTCCTCACGTCGTCAGGCAACGTGAACGCGGCCGTCTACACGAACGAGGGCGCCGGCAGACTCTCTGTGCCACGCCAGATGGTCGCGAACAGCGGAAGCATCGCCTGCCCCGCCATCGGCACCGCAGACATCGCGCTCGACCGCACTGCGACCATCGAGTTCGCTGGCCACTGGTTCGGCCTCGGCGCCGACAACAG